ACCAGCCACCACGCGAGATCATCTCGTTTCCGGGCACCGCAGCGATCCGCTCTGCGCCGGCCAAGACCAAACGCGCCATGGAGTGCGAGTGCGCAGACGGTGAATGTACCTGCACCGATCCTGACATTGAGGGTGATGGCGAATCGTTTTGGTGTCATTTATCGGGGGTTGCTTCCGTGGTGGAGACTCCCTATTCGATGTGGGACATTTTCGGGCCTTATGAGGAAAAAGTCAGCTCTCGTGCATTCGATGCGTCATTGTCCCGCGGGCCTGATGTGGCATTCCTGGTAAACCACGGCGGGCTGACTATGGCTCGTACTCGCGCCGGCACATTGATGCTGTCAGCCATGCCACAAGGGCTGGCTATCGAGACGTGGGCGAACCGTCAACGCAATGACGTGCACGACCTAGCCATCGCTATTGCTGAGGGCAGTATCGATCAGATGTCTTTTGCGGCATTCCTAGAGGAAGGAGAATGGAACGACGATTTTACCCAGTTCACCATCCTGCGTCTTGATCTTGACTGCGGGGATGTCTCCGCAGTGAATTTCGGTGCCAATCCCAATACATCTATTGCCCATCGTGCCCATCAATTCCTAGAGCAGATTGACCATCTCCCAGAGCGTGCAGCACGGGAGGCACTACGGATATTGGAGGCACGTTATGGCTCTGTGGAAAATAACGAAACAAAGCAAGCCGCTGGCCGCTCGCTCGCTTTGGTCCGTAGCGCGTTACTTGCTGGCGAATAAAGCCTATAGGCGCGTGCTCATTCGATTTGTCGCAGTGCAGCTCATCACACGGCCACGCGCCGTGTACACGGCATATCGAGCCATTGCCAGGCTCACAAGATAGCGAGGGAGCACAACAGTGACTACCACTGTGCAAGAATTGATAGCCGGCATCGAGGTGGAGCAAGAGGCGGCCCAAAAGCGTTACGATAAGGCCACCATCGAGGTTCGCTCCATTCTGGCGCTAGCCAGCCAAGAGGGCAGACCATCCCTTACCGCTGATGAAGACAAGCGGGTGGCCGAACTATTCCAGATGCGTGACGGTGCCAAAGCCGATCAGGAGTCTATCGCCACCAAGCTGGCCAATGCGCGCAAGATCGAGCTGGACGACAAACACGACCGCGCGCAGCTCGCTAATATACAGCCCTCAGGTGCGCCGGAACTGCGCAGTGGCGGCAAGCCATCTTACGATCAGGTGGGCCGGGTCACCCGGGGAGAGCGCACCTACCACAAGGGAAATGACCGCCGCGGCGCCATGTTCGTCAAAGACGTGGTGCGCCAGCATATGTTTAAGGATGTCGAAGCTGGCACCCGGCTGGCAATGCACATGGCAGAGGAGAGAGTTGAGCGCGCCAGCAGCGGGTATTTAGAGCGTGCGGTCGGCACGGGTGCATTTACGGGATTAGTCGTGCCGCAGTATTTAACGGATATGTACGCACCCGCGGTGGCTGCCATGCGACCATTCGCTGACGTTTGTAATCATCATGACCTGCCGGCGTACGGGATGACGGTAAACATTTCCCGGATTACTACGGCATCAGCGGTTGGATTGCAAGCCACGGAAAATACAGCGGTGAGCAATACGGATATGGATGACACGTTGCTCACTGAGGTCATCCAGACCGCGGCCGGTCAGCAAACCATCTCCCGGCAGGCTGCAGAGCGTGGCGTAGGGATTGAGGAGGTAGTGGTTGATGATCTTTTTAGGCGTTATGCGACTGCCTTGGACGCCACTCTCATCAACCAGACCACTACCGGATTGTCCGCGGTAGCATCCGGCATCACCTACGATGACGCCAGCCCTAGCGGTGTCGAGGCCTGGCCCAAGATCCTGGCCGGCGCGGCATTGTCTGAGGCGTCTCTGCTAGGTTTCGCACAGCCCGATGTGGTTCTCATGCACTCGCGGCGCTGGTACTGGCTGCAGAGCCAACTGACCAACCAGTTCCCCCTGTTCGGGCAGCCCGGAATCGTGGACACCCACGCCGGCATCAACTACGCAGAAAAATACGGCCGGGGTGCTCGCGGCATTATGCCTAACGGCATGATTGCGGTGGTAGACAATAACATCGCCACCAACTTGGGTGCCGGAACTAATCAAGACGAAATGTACATTATTGCCTCTGATGAATGCCATTTATGGGAGGATCCCGCAGCTCCGGTATTCATGCGCGCAGAACAGCCCGCGGCTGCACAGCTAGGCATTCTGCTAGTCTTGTATGGGTATTTCGCCTATTCATTCCGTAGGTATTCGGCGGCTAATGCCAAGGTCTCGGGTACGGGATTTGTCAGCCCTACATTCTGACTCTCCGTAGTTGGTTTGTTACTCTATTGTTCGCTGAACGGAGGGTTAGGCATGACGCTGCACACACCACTATCTGATTTTGCATTTCCCTCGCAAACTCAGGCAGCCGGTACATTTTCCAGTGGTCCGCTCGATGTGGCCGGCGGTGCCAATTTCGTGGCAGCTTTCGTCAATGTATCCGCAGCTGCCGGCACTACACACACGCTTGATGTCAAGCTGCAGAGCTCCAATGATGCAGCTACGTGGGCAGACTTGCCGGGCGGTGCCATCACACAGATCACCGGCACGTCTAACTCGGCCATTGCATCCGCACTGGTCAATGATGATTACGTGCAGGCGGTAGCCACCGTAGGCGGTACCGGCTCGCCTACGGTCACGTTTGCAGTAGGAGTGTTGATCATCTGATGACCAGCTCAAACAAACCAGCGCCAGCTGACACAACCGCGCCGGCACAGGCCACCACGGGCAGCGCTACCCCTACGGAGGTCAGCTCGCCCACCCAGACCGCGGCAGCGCGCACCGCAGCGCAGGGAGGTGACACCGGGATAATCAGCCCGACAGATGCGGCTTTTTCGGCTGATGACCTCGCAGAGATCGAGCAAGCCGATTCTCCCTACTACCAGCTGTCCTCGCGCATCACTCAGCTGTTGGGCGAGCGCGAGATTGTGGACGCGCTGGGCAATACAGAGCGTGTCTATGCGGTTGATAAGGAGCTGGGCGAGATGCGGCGCGTCTGGGATGACCGGGACACCACCACGGAGGCTCGTGACACCCCGCCGGAAGGGCGCCAGACGCTGCGAGAGCGCCAGATCAGGGCCGGCAGTGGGCCGGCGGCATCCGCACCGCCACCGCAGCGGCCAGCGCCGGCTACGGCCACTACGGCGGCCGGCACGACTGCATCAGGCGAGGACACCACAACCACGCCGACCACATCGAGCCCCACGGCGGCCAAGACACCCCCGGCAACCCCGGCGACCAGCACCGCAGCCACGCCGACCACAACCGGCGGGAGTGAGGCCAAGCCGTGACCGCGCCCGTGCCATCACCGCCAGGGACGTGGTTGACCGTGGATGAGCTGAAAAATGATCAGTCGCTCGATGGTGTGCCGCTGAGCACCCGCGATGATGCCAAGCTGCAGCGCAGCCTCTACGCAGCGATGTCCTGGGTGATGGACCGGCGCAAAGACATCGATTACCACGGCAACTGGACGGTGCCATGGGAGGTCAGGCTAGGCACGCTGCGTCTGGCCGCGCGGTGGTTCATCAGGAGTAATAGCCCTACCGGGCTTGTGCAGATGGGCGAGCTCGGCGCCGGGCAGATCCCCGCGGTGGACCCTGACATCTACCTACAGCTGGGCATCCTGGGTGGTCTGGCATGAGTGCACCCGGCGATATCAGCGGCACCCCGGGCGTTGAGCGAGTGGTATCCGGCATCGAATTCGCACTGGCCTCAGTGCCGGATTTCCGCATCATCAACTCGGTAGCGCTACCCGTGGCACCGCCGGCATTGGTGATCGGCCCGCCACGGTTGTCTGTCCGGGGTTACTCGTTTGCTGGTACGGGACTGACCACGGCGCAGTTTAACATTTACATTGTCGTGGTGATGAATCAGTATGCGATAGACATTTTGCGATCTATCATAGCATCGGTGATGTATGCGCTTGAGCGTTTCACCCCGGGAATTGTGCTGAGCTCTGTCCCCGGGGTTTATCCCAGCCCGGGCGGTCCATTGCCAGCGTACATTGTGACCTTTCAGCAAGAGCTGAGATAGTAGGAGCTGCGCTAATGACGATACCGCTTATCACTCCCATGGTGCATCAGCAACGGCTCAAAGTGGTCACGTTTACGCTGGCCACTACGGACTTTACTACACAAATGTCCAGCTGGACGATGCAGAATAACACCGCACTGGGCACCAAGACATTTACCTACGCGGGGAACATTTCAGAATTCAGAACGGACACCGATAACGACTATGCCCTCGCTCTCAGGTTCTTTTCGGATTGGCGGTCTGGCGGTATATCTGATTTTCTCGTTATCAATAACCGTGCGTACGCTGCATTTGTCCTTGACCATCACCCCGACATCGTCGGCGAACACGTGAGGTGGACGGGAACATGCCAGCTCTGGGCACCCAGCATTGGTGGCGACGCGCGCATCACTGAGGAAACAACCGTCACGCTGCCTGTACTCGGGTTGCCCCCCTATAGCCGGATTGGATGATCTGCCATGACATTGCAATCCACCATACAGTTCTCAATGGCCGCCGCTATTGTGGGAACGCCTGTAGTGGGTGCCGCGCAGGCTGCGCTCAATCTGCCGCTAGGATGGAATTTAGTTAACGGTACTGGCGCGGGTCAGGCTGATATGGCGTGGTGGGTGCAGAGCACCTTAGCGGCGAGTACGTCAGAGACTTGGGATTTTGCCGGCACCCTGCGCGACCTGCTCAATAACCTGATCACTTTGGCGCGCATCAAGGCGTTGGTGGTCACCGCTGCCGCGGGTAACACAAACAATGTGGTGATCGGCGGTGGCGCAACCACGCTGGCTACTTTGTTTGGGGCCACCACGCACACTACATCAGTGCGCCCTGGCGGTACGGTTGCATGGTTTGTGGGTGCCAATGACGCGGTGGGCTACACAGTGACTGCGGGCACGGGGGATTTATTGCAGGTTGCTAACTCGGGTGCAGGGTCAACAGTGACGTACACAATCGCGGTGATTGGAGCCAGCGCGTGATCACGTTTATCATAAAACCGGATGACGGTGAAGCATTCCGCATCAAAGCAGACAGCCGCGATGTCCGACTGTGGGAACGCGTCAACCCGCGCAACACACTGCGCCGTATCGCGGAACAGCCTTGCGTGGATGATTACTATTCATTGTCGCATCTGGCTATGAAACGTCAGCGAGTACGTGAGATACCACCCTATGATGATTATGTGGAGACG